TTGACTTTGCCCTTGAACACGCAGGTGCGGTCGAAGGCGTCAAGAACCTCGGTCATGCCGAGCTTCAGGAACAGAGCATCAACGGCTCCGCTCTGTTTGATCTGACCAAGACGGTCGAGAGAAGTAAGGGTGGCCATTGGCCTAATGGATTGCGAGCTTCTGCCTCATGGCGTGCTGATCTGGGGTGCCTCCCGAAGGAGATCCATCACAACTGCACCTGTGCAGTTCAACTCATGCAGCCATTATGCGGTGAAACTGCTACGCGCAAGAGTCTTCTCGAACCAGTCCTTGTATTTGGGATCGACGTTGTAGAGGCGCTTGCCGTTGCTGTTGGTCTTGCGCATCGCCTCGAGCGCTTGCTCCTGCGTCTCGAACACGTCCTGCTTCGGCGCCCGCCCGCCGCCGATCAGTTCCGGCTCACCCTGGGGCTTGCCGGCGCGGGCCTGCATCGCCCGCAGCGCGAACTTGATGGCAGCCTTGTTGCCACTGTCCACGGCGCTGTTGTAGTCGGCCAGTTCGCCGGCATCGAGATTGGCGACAGCCCACTGGCTCAGCCGCTGGAACTCCTGCTCGCCGCCGACAAAGCCTTTGAGCTCGGCCACGTCCTCATCGCTGAGGCCCTGGGTCGAACCATCCGGTGCGGCCGGAGAGTTGCCCTGGGGGCGAAAGGCGGCCTCGTACTGCTCGATCAGCTGGGCAGGAATACCGGTCTGCTGGCTTAGCTTCTGCCGCAGCTCACCGGTGTCATCGCCGCGGCGCACCGCCTGGTCCCAGGCGCCGAGATCGATTCCAGCCTCCTCGGCTGCGGTGACGATCGAATCCCCGTATTGCTCCACCGCCTGATCGCGGCTCAGGGGCGCCGGGGACGGCTCTGGCTCAGCGGGCTTTTGGCCGCGGCTGGAGAGCAGCTTCTGCGCCTCCAGATAGCCGCGCTCGAGCTCCTCCTGGGTCTTGAACTTGCCAGCCAGCAGCCTGGGCTGTTCCTCCTGCTGCGGCTCCGGCGCGCTCTGCTGGCCCTCGGCCTGAGCGATGGCCGCATCCTGCTGCTCCAGCTCAGCCAGGAACTCGTCAAAGATCCCCTCCTGACCGGGGGCGACCATTGAACGCAGATCGGCCTGTTCTGTTGGGGTGGTGGTCATGCAGGTTCAGTCGGTTGGTCGGTGGGTTGCTGGTCAGGCGGCGGTGCCGCCATCTGCTGGCTGATCGCCGCGGCGTTAGCCAGCTTCTGTGGATCGGCCATGCCGGCCTGCATCGCCTGCTGAGCCATGGCCATCTGCTGCTGCTGTTGCTGCTCAGCAGCCAGTTGCTCGTCGGATTTGACCAGCCCGAGGATGTCCATGCCCATCGAGGCGGCAAGCCGACGAATCAGCTCGGCTGGCATCACGTACTGAGCGATGCCATCAGGGCCAATCGTTTGCTGCAGGATCTGCATGAAGCGGGCCGTTTTCTCCAGGTCGTTGCCGCGGCCAACGGCGGCAAGACCCACGCTCACAACCGGCTTCACCATGTCGGGCAGCTTCGGCATCCGACCGGCCCGCATCAGCAATGCCAGCTTCCGGCTCACATAGGGCTGCTGAAACTCCGTGGTGAGGATCGAATAGATCGAGCCGAGGCTGTTCTCGATCTGCAGGGCATGGAGCCGGACCTCCTCGGCGGTGGTGCGCTCGCTATCGCGCACGTCGGCCAGCATGAACGCCTGCTGCAGCCTGGCCTCTACCCGGGCCAGCCCTTCCATGGCCACCCGCAGGTCGTTTGCCTTGTTGGTCTGCAAGGTGAAAACATCCTTCTCGGTGCCAGGCACGTAGGCGCCGTTGGCGGACTCGGCCAGCTTCTTGGGATTGGCGATACCGGCTGGATTCACAAGGTGCTTCACCTGGGCGCTGACCAGCGCGCCCTCGGCAATCGCCTGGCTCAAGGCCTCGGCGGTCTGCAGGTCCGCCAGGCAGGCGGCTTCCACATAGCCGGGGCTGTAGTCATGACCATCGACGCGGTACATCCGCAGCGGCAGCCATGGCGATTCGGCTTCCTTGACGCTGTAGCGGCTGCCAGGGATCTCCTTGCCGTTGACCTCCTGATACCAGGTGACCTTGCCGTCTTCCCACTCCACCTCGGTGTAGAGCTTGATGGTGCGGCCGTACTCGGAGGTGTCGTCCTCGGGGGAGCTGTCTTCTCGGCCCCGCATTTCATCGTCGTCTTCCTCGAGCACCTGGCGCACCTTGTCCGGCAGACCCTCGGTGCTGAGCTCCTCGCAGACGATCGCCTGCAGGGGGTTCCCCATCGGGTCCCGCCGCAGCACGTACCGGTTGAGATGGAAACAGCGCAGGCCCTTCTCACCCACGTACAGCAGGGCATTCCCGCCAACGATCAGGTGGAGCAGCATCTCGTGGACAGCCACCCGGTCGTTGCTGGTTTCAATCGAGCGCAGCACCGCCCGCTCCAGCTTGGCCAGGCCCATGTCGAAGGTTGACTTGCTCTTGGCCAGGTCCTCAGGCGTGGCCCCAGCGGCCATCGCCGTTTGCTCCTGCTCGGCCAGCTGGATCTCGTCGATCGTGAACCGAAAGAACGTCTCAGTGGGCGGCAGCAGGGCCAGCGTCAGCCGGCTGGTGATGTTGTGGACGCCGCGGGCGCCAATGCCGTTCCATGGCAGCGGGTGCTGATCGTTCTGCCCTGGGGTGTAGGTGTCACTCAGGGGGATCAGGTACGGCAGCGTGTAGCGCGCTGCTGTGCGGGCCCGCTCTAGGTAGTTGTTGCGGTCTGACTCGAGGTAGCCGTAGTCGCGTGAGCAGCTCATTAGATCCCGATGTTGAGGCCGGCACCGCTACCGGCTGGCGTGGATCCGGGGGCAATCTTGAGACCAGCTCGCGGCTTCTCCTTGGGCTTGGCAGCTGTGGTTGTCATCGCCGCCGCTGGCGGCTCGGACTGCGCAGCGGTAACGGTGTAGGTGCTCTGTTGACGCGCAACTGTGGCGGCCTGCTCGGCTGCCAACTGCTCGCGCTGCCGCTGGGCCTCTGCGTTGGCGCGGTCGATCTGTTGCTGCAGCTGATCAGCCATGGCTTTTTGCTGGGCAGCTGCCTGCTGTTGGTAGGCCTGCAATGCTTGGCTTTGGCGGTCCATCTCCTCCTGGCTGGGCCCTTGAACAACGAGCTGCGGCCCAGAGGCCCTCTTGGCAAAGCACATGATCAGGTCGCTCCTGAGGTGATGTTGAGGCCAGTGCCAGCAGCGGTCGTGCTGACGGTTTCGCGGTCAATCCGCATACCGCGCTTGCCTGCAGGCCGGCTGCGCTCTGCTCGATCTGAGCCAAGCACCGGCGCCTGGGCGCCCTTTTCTGGTGGCGGCGGCCCAAGCAGCGCCGCCATTCGAGCAGCATTGGCTGCAGTGTCGTTCGCGCGCGCTGTCTTGACGTCGCGCAACTGGGCCAGGGTGTCTTGCTGGGCGGCAAGGGCTTGGTTGAGTTCAGCCTGCTTCAGCTTGACCTCGCCATCTTGAGCGGCGCGCATTGCATCGAACTGCGCCTGAGCCATCCGGTCGTAGGCGCCCGTGTCGGGCATCGTGATCGTGGCTGGGCTGCCGCCTCCTCCAAAGCACATCAGAGGTTCTCCAGATCGAGGGGTTCTTCGCTTTCCTGCTCAAGCAATCGCCCGAGATAAGCGATCACTTCCTGCTGTCCAATCCAGTGGTCAACCTCTCGCTGCGTCATGAGCCGCGACGGTGCAGCAGGAAAGGCTTGCTGCACCCTGTTGATCAGCTCAGGAGTAACGATCGCCTGTAGCACTGAACATCTGCAGATGTGGTCAGGCTACCGGAGGGTTCCAGAGCACGGGAGTGCCATTGTCGTGGTCGTACTCACCAGCCCTAAGGATGCGAGCGCACCTGGCCTGAACAATGGCGTCACGCTCGGTGAGCTGCTTCTTCTTGTAGGCCCCAAGCACCGCCTTCCACATCTGCAGAGGTGTCTCGCAATCGGCCAACAGCTCAGCAGCCTTGACCGGGCCGGCGCCAGGGCAGCCGGGGTAGTTGTCGGCGGTGTCACCGGTCAGCACCTGCGTAAAGAACCGCAGGTCTGCCTCGTGCTCCGACACTTCCACCACTTCGTCGTGGCACAGGTGCAGGCCCGGCACAGTCTTGAGGTCCTTGTCCCAAGAGACGATCACATCGCCTGGCTCGTGAAGGATGCCAAGCACGTCGTCGGCTTCCACGTCAGGAAGCCGGGCCAGCTGCCAGCCGCGTGTAGGAGCCACCGATTCCAGCCAGCGCCATAGCTCGCGGTAGCCGGCGGGCTTGCGGTAGGTCTTGCGGTTCGCCTTGTACGCCGGCCAGACGCCATAGCGGAATGAGGCCTTGGCGCCAAAGCACAACACCACCTGGCCATCGGGGAACAGGTCGCAGACATCGGCTATGTCGTCCTGGATGTGAACCTTGGCGTCATCGTGCCGGCAGAAGTAGCTCCAGATGTCGGGCT